TTTATAAAACCGCTTTACAAATCAAAGTCATTTGACACTTAAAATCAAAGTCTTATTTTTTCACTTTGATTTCTAACACGAAATTCACATCTATATTTTAACCTTTCAAAACAAAAGTTTTTAATTGCTTTTTGAAATTTTATGTTTAAATTCTTTGAAATTAAAATCAAAGGATTAAAATGCAAATGCAAGAAGTGATTGAAAAATTAAAAGATATACTTGCGAGTGAAGGTAAGCGTGATTTAAAAACCAAAGATATAGCTAAAGAATTAGGCATCCATCCTGATACTTTTAATTCTATGAAGTTTAGAAACTCTATTCCTTATCCACAAATCTTAAACTTTTTAAATAGGAGGAATATAAGTATAAATTATTTCTTTTATGGTGTCTCCCCTAAAGATCAATTAGAATGTGAGAATAAATATAAAATTTTAAAGCTTTATAAAACAAATGCGAGTTTAGGCGGAGGTGGAATAAATGATTTAATAGATTGCTCTGAGCTTATTATGGATGAAAAACTATTAAACTTTTTTGGTAGTAAAGAGTGTGAGTTTATCACTTGCTATGGAGAAAGCATGGAGCCACTTATAAAAGATGGAAGTATTTGTGTAATAGATAGAAATAAAACTTTTAAGAATAAAAGCATTTGTGTGATTAATACTAGAGATGGACTTTTTATAAAACAAGTTTTAAAACAAGATGATGGAGTGATTTTACATTCTTTAAATCCTTTATATGAAGATATATTTTATAAAAATGGAGATTTTTTACTAATTGGTGTAGTAATTGGAGAACTTTCTAAGATGTAACAGTACACAATAAGCTAAGTCAAGCTAATCTCACAGAGAGTGTAAAACACAAGGTTGTTCTATCGAAAAAGGAGATAAACATGAAAGATATCAAAAATTACACCGATAAAGAATTAAAAGAAAAAATCATACAAGATTTAGAGAGTGAATTTAGGATTTTGTACAAAAAGCTTTTAAAAGAAAAAGATTATCTTGCTAGAGATAATATATTAGAGCTTATGACTATTTATAATATGGGCATAAACTCTTATTCAATCGCTAAAAGATTTGAGATGAATGAAGATAAAAGTCTTATACAAGTTCCTTTGTTTGAAAGATATATTATAGGTAGAAAATTTGTAGTTAAATATAATGATGAAAAACAAAGATACGAATTAAAAAGTACCTTTTGTGAATTTTAAGGAGAAAAGATGAAATATCCTAATGTTTATGTGAAATTAGTTGGCGAAGATGGCAATGCTTTTAGTATTCTAGCAAGAGTAAGCAAGGCTTTAAAAAAAGCAAGTGTAAGCAAAGAAGAAATAAGTAAATTTCAAAAAGAAGCCATGAGTAGTGATTATAATCATTTATTAAATGTGGTGCAAGATTGGGTTAATACAAATTGATTTCAAAAAGATGTCAAACAACAGCACACATTCAGCCAAGCGAAGCTAATCTTGTCTTATCAAAACAAAAGGAGATAAGATGAGTAAAGTAATAGTAGATATCAAAAAAGGTTTTAGCAAGACTTTTATAAACGCAATTTGCAACCATAATAATGAACTTGTTTTAGAATATCTTAAAAATGGTATGAGTGCAACTAAAGAATGCATGGGCGAAGAACCTATGTTTTATGCAATAACTCATAATAATTTTGGAGCGATTTTGCTTTTATTAAAATACGGTGCTATTTTAGATAAAGAGTATCTAGAAGAAAGCAATAAAGATTTTAGCAAAGAAGCTCTAAAGTTTTTAAGCTCTTTACTAAAATAAAAGAGAGTATTTTTACTCTCTTAGCTTTTAAAAATTCATAATCAAAAGCTCTTTACTTTCTTTTCTTTTTAAAACATTATTATTTAAAGAATACCTTACTTTTAATTCCTTAATATTAAAATCTTTATAAAGCTCTCTTATAAGCTCACAATCATTATAAGAAAGCATAAATTTACCCTTGATATTTTTAAGCAAATTACATAAAAGTTCATGTTCTTTTAGCCCAAAACCTCCTGTGTTTTTATAATAATTCTCAGTTCCTACATAAGGTGGATCTAAATAAAATAAAGCTTCATTGTAATCATATTCTTTTAAAATATATTCAAAGCTTTTATTTTCAATACTGGCATTTTTAAGTCTTTTTGTATGTAAGCTAAAATCCCTACATAATCTCTTTGGTGCTCTTTGTTTACTCATAGCAAATTGTCCCATACTTGAACCAAAAGAAGTACTGATAAGATAAAAATAAAAAGCAGCCCTTTCTAAGTCATTTCTTGGCTTAATTTCTTTATTTTTAAGCATATGAAAGATTTTTCTACTTATTATCATAGAATTAAGCACATTTGCTAGGCTTTGGGGTTTGTTTCTTATACAAAGATGTAAATTAATAAGCTCGTCGTTAATGTCGTTAATGACTTCTATTTTTGAAGCGCTTTTTTGATAAAAAACACTTAAAGCTCCACCAAAGACTTCAATATAGCTTTTATGCTCAGGCATTAAAGCGATGATTTCTTTAGCTAAATAGTTTTTACCACCCACCCAAGCAAATGGAGCTTTTAGTGTAGTTCTTGTAGGTTTAGTAAGTGTGCTAGTTTTTAGAAATTTGTCTGTATTATTTTTCATACAAACTCCTTTCAAAATAAAATTTAAAAAGCTAGTCTTTAAAAATAAAGCTATAATGCTTTTGCTAGTTTTTAGAAAAAGGAAGGCTTTAGTCTTCCTTATTACCCTTCAAAATTCACGCTTATAGTATAGCCACTCAAAGAAAAGTCATGTTTTACATCTTTAATACTAAAAATAACCTTTTCATCAATGCCTTTTATTTCTAAATTTGCCCCTGCTTTGATATTTTTCCCTATCATGCTAAAGCTTCCTTCAAAAGAGCCTTTATTTAAAGCATTAAGCTTAGCATTTGCCAAGTTTAGTGCCTCACTATCATTCTTTACTCCAGCAACCTTTAGCTCATAAACACAACCCTTATCATTGCCACTTAAAACGCTTTTAACAATGCCTTGTTCTATATCTTGGTAAGTTAGTTTAACGCCTGTATAATCATTGCGATTTTTAATACTGATATTTAAATCACTAAGCTCACTTATATCTAAAGTATATTTGATGCCACCCTCTTGCTTGCCGCCACCCTTTACACCCTCTTGTGCTGCCTCTTTTTGCTCTATGATGATAAGAGTTTGTTCTTTTATGCAAGCTAAAAAGCCATATTTTGCACAAAGAGTATAAATAAACTCAATATCGCTTACATTGTTTTGAAGTTCATGTTTGATATAAGCTTTGTTTGCATTATTTGTTTTTGCTTTTAAATTATTTTCCCCAGCAATTTTTAAAGCAATATCTGCAAGATTGGTATTTTCCCAAGTCCTTGATTTTTTGTTTTTAATATTGCTAGCAAAATTAATCGCAGTAGCTTTAATATCTGTTGTTTTAGAGCTATAATTTTTACTAAAACTATTAATGCTAAAAGTACCACATTTAAAAAGTTTTTCATCAAATCCAAGCCAAAGTTCTAACTTATCGCCAAAAGGAGCTCTTGCATAAAGTCCATTTAAACTGATGCTTATCTCATCACTTTCATCCTTGGCCTTATCATCAAAGCTTAGATTAATAAGATTAAGACTTATCTTTTGTGTAATATCTTTATCATTTGCTTTTATCTTAAAGCTAGGATGATTTACCATAAAGTTTCTTCCTTGTTTTCTTGAATTTCAATATTAGGCAAAATCACTTTATCTCCTGTTTTTAAAAGAGGCTCTAATTTTGGATTGGCTAATAAAACTTGATCAAAATACAAAAGCGTTCCATAATGCTTATAAACCACACTATCAAGCCTTTCATTGTTTTTTGCAATGTAAATCTCACTCATCAAAATCCCTTTGTAAATTAAGTTCAAAATTTTGTGTTAAAAAGCCACTGCCTTCTAAAAAAGCACTTTGTTTTTCGCTGATACTTAAAATCGCAAATTTTCCAAAATAAACTCCACTGGCACTACACATTGCATAGCTTTTATTTTGAGAAGCCATTTGCTTTAAAGTATCTAAATAAGTGTTTTTATCTTTACTAAGCGGTAAAGTTTTGCCACTTATTTTAATACTTTCATTTGCTTTAGCAACGCTGATTAAAGCATTATGATTATTAATACGTTCAATACTTCTAATGCCGTATTCATAATTTTTTTCAAGCTCATCTACATTTAAAGCTTCAAACTCAAACTCACCTAAACAAAATATCATTTTAACCCCAAATTGTTGTCTGCACTTTTTTATCTGCATTTTTATTTAATGCACTTAAAACACTATTTTCAACTTCTTTTGCGAAAGCTTTTAAATCAAACACTCCATTATTTGAACTTATATTAAAAGTTCCATTAATATTTACATTGATTTCATTTTTTTTAGAAATATCACTTCTTTTGGATAAAGCGGCAATCTCAGCTTGTCTTGCTTCATGCTTTGGAGCACCTGATCTTACTATGCCATGATGGGTTCTAGAATTATCATTTTGTAAATTTTGATATTTTTCTCCATCAACTTTTTTATCATTATCACTAAAACCAAAAAAAGAGGCCACGCTTTTAGCTATATCTTTAATCTTTGCAAATGCTTTGCTTAACCATTCAAACTTAGAAGCAAACCAATTAAATAAACCACCCCATAAAGAGCTAAAAAACTCGCCAAATCCGCTAAAAACGGAACTAATTTTATCTATAAATCCAATGAAAAAGGTTTTAACTTTATCCCAGTTCATGATAACAAGCGTTGCAATGGCGGCAATTGACATTAAAACAAGCCCTATAGGGTTGGTTAAAAAAGCGATTTTTAATATATTAAAAGCAGTTCTTATAGCATTAAGCGTAAAAGCAAATTGCGCTCCTGCAATTTTTGCAACCAAAAATCCTACTTTTAAAGCACTAAGGGCCACACTAGCTATAGTTAAAGAAACTACTAAGGTACCTATAACTTTACTTAAATTTGGAAAAGCATCAATAATCTCTCTAATAAAGTTAATCAAAGATGAGATACTATCCATGACAAAGCTTAAAGCAGGTGCTAAAGCTTCGCCTATGCTTGCACTAAGATTTGCCATACTGGCACTAAGTTTTGCAAAGCTTGTGTTAGTGGAGTCTCCTAACTTTTTAAATTCATTATTTAAAGCACCCATTTTTGTATTTTTTAAAGATTTTAAAGCTTGTTCATACTTATCTGTATTGTCGACTAAATTTTGCATCATACCTGCAGCACCCGTCCCAAAAACTGAATTTAAAAAATCAGTCATCTCATCTTTTGGTAAGGTTTTTATCTGATTTAAAAGTACTTTAACCGCACCACTTGCATCTTGTTTAAAATAAGCACTTAGTTGTTCTGTACTAAGCCCCAAGCTTAAAAACTTGGTTTTCATATCATCACTTGCATTATTTAAATTACTCATAACGCTAGTCATTGCTTTAAAAGTTCCAATCGCTTCGCCTTCATCTTTAGTCGCACTTGCAAAAGCAGCACTTAAAGCTGCCGCACCCTCTGCACTCATACCAATAAGCTTCGCATCGCCTCCTACTTCATTCATTATCTTAGCAACACTTGAAGCACTTACATTGCTTGCTTTAGCTACACCAATTATCTTATCTCCAAGATTTTGCATATCTTTGGTATTTAATTTATAAATATTAGAAAGCTTACTCATGAAATTAATACTTTCTTCATTATTTAATTTAAAGACTTTGCTATACTTAGCACCAAGTTCGCTAAATTTTAAAAGCTCACTTTCGCTTTTTATCCCAAGCCTTGCTCCTGCTTCACCCAATTTAGTAAGCTCATTAACATTCATTCCTATATTAGAACTTAGTTTTAAAAAGTTTTTTCGTAAAAGATTTAAACTTTCATTATTTGTATTTAAAAAGGCGTTTATATTATTCATATCATCTTCAAGATTAGCACTGATTTTTACAGGCACACCGATAGCTAAAGCACTTGCGCCTTTAGCCATAAGCTCACCTTTTAAAGCACTAAACTCTTCACCTATTGCTTTAATCTTTGCCTTGGATTTTTCTAATGCATCAATACTTTTATTTAAGGCTTTTACACTTTTATTGCTTTGATCCAAATTAGCACTAAACTTTTTTAAAGCTTCAGTGTTTTTAGCAAATTCTTTAAAGCCTTTAAAGGCTAAAGATATACCAAAGCTAAGTCCTAAATCTTGCATATTTTTCCTTTTTATTGTAAAATCTATTTATGAAAAAAATAGACAATGCTTTTAATGCTAAAATCATCTTTTTAAAAAACTTTAAAATCGTTTTTAAAGCCTTTTTAACACTCGGTATTTTTGTCGCTTTTATGCTTTCTTTTTTAAGTGATGATTATTTAGCAGGTTTTGTTAATATCACTTCATTTTTTGTGCTTTTTTCTTTAATACTTTATATTGTAACCTTTATCTATTGTTTTTTTAAGCTTAAACACTCTTAGCGATTTTTAAACTGATATCTAAAAATTCAAGATAATCTTTTATGTTTAAACTCATAATTTCACTATAAGAAAAATGCAAATAATGAGCTATTAACGCAATAGCTTCATTATTCAGTGCTCCCACTGGGAGTTTGGTAATTGTTTAATTCATTGCTTAAAAGAGTAATGTCTTCAAGACTTAAATTATCAAGCTCTTCTAAACTCATATTAGTACATTCTCCTATTATATAAAAAGCTCTCGAACCTTCGCCTTTTTGCATATCCATAGAACGACGCAACATCCCAGCTGTTGGGGGATTAAATTTAACTTCATTTCCATTTGATAATTTGATTATTTTTGACATAATTTTCTCCTTATAGACTTAAATTTGCTTTTACTTTTGCCATTTTATCAATGCCATTAAATTCTAGAATAAGATTTTTTATATCAGCTAAAAATAGTCTTTTGCCATCCATTGTGATTTTTATAAAATGCACATTGATTTTTATTTCACTTGTAAATTCGCCACCTGCTACAATAGAAGGGGGAGTCATAGATGTAAATTCTCCATTTAACTCCACTACAAAAGGCACTTGTTTTCCTGATCCGCTTTGATGAATACTTGCTTTAAAAACAAGTGGGATTTTTGTTTTAGAAAAAGTATTTGCTCCAAAAGCTTCAAAAGCTTGTTCTCCCATCTCACTAATTTTAAAAGAGCATTCCATTGCTTTAAATACACCCGTGCCATAATTTGCACTCAGCGCTCCTTTGCTTTCTAATACTTCTTGTTCTATAATAGGCAAAGTAATATCTCTTGCTACCCCAGCATAACCATACCCATCTATAAAACAATTTGCTTGTTCAATTACTTGAGGTACTTTATTAAACATGTTATTCTCCTTCTTTTAACTTCGCGGTGGAAGTAAATTCCACCTTGCAACAAGGGATTTCATCCCCTTGACCCCTCTCTTGTGCTTTACACTCTCTTTAAGAAAGCCCCAAAAGCCACCTTTTACTCTGCACTAATAGTTTTAATCAAATCACTTGCCCACTCATCAGAGTAGATGAACTCTAAAGTGATTTGTTTAACGATTGGATTATTCATCATTTTTATATTTAGATAAAACTTACCAGCACTCACATTGGCATCTGTGTTTCTTTCTTCATCCCAGCTTACCTCATAGCCAATTAAAACCTTAGCTCCTTTTAAATCTCTTAGCAATTCTTCAATGCTGATTTTTATAAAATATAATTCACTTGCTTTTTTATCAATAGCTTTAAAAGCTGCTTTTTGTCCTGCTAGGGCTATACGATCAAAAGTTCTTACACGAGCTAAATCTTGCCAAATCGTATCTTCATGGCTAGTTTCCCCACCCCAAGAGCGATAACCTTCACCTAAAATACAAGTTGAGATATGAGCATTTCTTAATCTATCTGCATCACAATCAAAGCCATTGATAAACTCTATAAAATACTCTGTGCCAGTAACCCCATTCATCACTCTATTTGAGTAAGAATCACTAAAGCCATATTCTTTATCCCCATCTGTATGGGCTATTAAACCTGCGATGATAGGAGATTGTGGAACATAAGCGTATTTTCCTTGTGTATTTAAGATTTGAACCTGTGGCCAAGTGGCAATTAATCTTTTGGAGCTAAAAGCCTCCATTGTATTAATAGCTTCGCCAACATTTGTAGCGTAAAGATCCACAATAGCTGTGATATTCATAGAACTTGCCACACTTTCAAGCTTAGCCTTTACTCCTGCTTCATGTGAGTAATAAGGAGCAATGATTAAATCAGGGCTAAAGCCTGTTTTGTGCTTTGCTTTTTTAAAAGCTTCTACGGCATTAACAATATTGGTTAAAGTGTTTTCACTTTCCTCGCTTTCTTCAAAAAAGCTGATAATTATGACATTAGAAACATTTTGTAGATTGATACATTCTAAAGTATCTAAAAGTCTAAAATCTTGTAAGTTATTTTCTTTGATTAAATCGTTTACAAATTCTTTTGCTTTGCTTACATTTGAAAAGGCAAAGATTGGAAAGCTATCCACGCTTTCATAACCAGCCTTTGTGTAAATCATTTCTTTACTTGCACCTTTTATAGCCCCAGCAATACCAATAGGCGTATCACTTTGCACTTTAATAGGACTTGCTGCACCATTACTGATATTAAAATTAACTCCATAATTTGCTGCCATTATTCACTCCTTATTTCTTTACATTTTTTTGTATTTTTTTGTTTTTTTAGGATTTAAATTAAGCTCTTTTTTCATAACAATTTGATCTTGTTTAGAAATTTCAAATAAAAAGGCATAATCTCCATAAGTATCAGAACTAGCTTCTAACTTTTCAACATTAAAATCTTCACTTTGAATTTCTTGCTCACCTATAAAAATGGATTTTTTTACTCTTACATTGGTAATTTCTGTTTGACCATAATATCCATTACCTCTAGCAAAAAGCTTATTAGGCATTGGTGTATTTTCAAGTTCTATGCTTACCTCTCTACTTCCTGAACTAGACCATAAGCAACACTCATCAGCGCCACCATTATATTTTTTAAACACATGGGCGATTTTGTGATAGGTTTCTTGATAAATCCCACTTGTTTTAATCGTTCCTACAATTTGATTATCTGTAGGAGTAGGATTAGAATCTATAGTAAAATCACTCCTATTAAGCCCATTGCCATCTTTAGTCATAGTGAATTTTGCGTTTTCATATTCATCTTGAACTTTATTTGGAGTAGCAAAACCATTTTCAAAACCAAGTCTTAAATCACTCATACAACCCCCATATTGTCCACCTGTTGTAGTGTTATCAAATGTGATGATGATTTTTTCTTTAGGGGCAATATCATTGCTACCATCTCCTAGTAAATCAACCCAGCTTGTAAAATCATTATCATTAGCAGTGCAAATAAATAATTGCTTTTTACTTTCTACAACCGCCCAAATTTCTCCTACTTTAGCTTGTGTATTGTAGTTAGGTGGGGTTTTTGATATTTTTATGTTTGTATTTTGGAAATTTTGATCTTGTAAAATTTCCTCAATGAGGCTTTTAAGCTCCTCTTTATTAACAAGCTCTTCTTTAAAAAGCTTTAGTTTTTTATCTATAAGCTCATTAACTTTTTGAGCATTAAGCTTATCACTAACTATAGGTTCACTTGGCTCTTTTGAGCCTTGATTAATATCTGGAATAAAAGAAATTCCATAATCTTTCATTTTAACTCCTTTTTATGCTTTCACTTTGTGCGAATAAAATCCGCCCAAAGTCGCTTTTACTAAAGCCCCCGTCCCACTGCGTGGGTAGCTCACCTTTTTTTTATTTTCCTTTTATCAAGCATTTTATTGCGTGATAAAGATTGCAAGAATGATAAAATACAAAGATTTTAAGTCTTGAACATCCAAGCAAAGTCATAGCTTCTTTTAATGCTAAATCAGCTGTCCTATAATCAGTTCTTGAATTTGCTTTTTCGCATAAAAAATCATGCACCACACAAGCGCTAAAATACTCACTTTTAAAAGGTGGAAACAAAGACCAAAAAAGGCGTGGGATACTTGCACCATCAGTTTTAAAGCCTTGTGGTACAATGCCTTTATAATTTGGCAAAGAAAAAGCATAATCACTAATCACTTCAAACCTGTCCTTATCGTATGGCTTTACACAAACCCTTTTTAATTCTGTTTTAGTCATTTTTCACTCTCCCAAACAATTAAATCAAGTTCTTCTTTGCTTTGTGCATTTCTAGCTTTTTCTTTTAAAGCACTTGCTTTAAAAATAGTCTCTTGCACAAAATAAGCCATGCTACTTGCAAAGAGTTTAAACTCATCTACGCTAAATCTTGTAGTTGTATTATCAAGCGCAATCCAATCAATATAAGGAATTAAATTAGGATTAACAAGAGCATTGCTTACTGCTCCATTAATTCTTAACTGATCTTCATTAGAACTTTGATAGATTTTACCTTTAAAAGAAAATCCACCATTTAGAATATTTTCTTTTTTTGCATTAATCTCGTTGATTTTTAACTCTTTTGCCTCGTTTAAAAGCTCTTCTTCGCTTTTAGGAGGATTTATTAAAGAGTTAAATTCTTCTTCGCTAATAGGTGTTAAGCCTGTTTTAATTTGCTCATCGCTCACTTCATCCTCATAAGCATAAATTTGATTATTATCGTTTTTGTCTATAAAATATTTCATTTTTTCTCCTTATTTGCTTGATGCTTATCTAAGCTCCATAAAAGATACAATGCTTTTACTTGGATACCATCCTCTGTGTTGTGGTGTATTTAATCTGTATTGCCCATTTGGTGGAATGATTCCAAAACCAAAATAAGTTCGACTTACTCCACCATTGGATAATGAAGTTTGAAACATAGAAACTACAAATTGCTCACTACAAGAAAAACTGACATCCCCACTTGCACTAGCATTAACTTGAAATTTGGCTGCTATGGGTTTTCCTGTATTATTTGTATAAGCTACATCAAAGGCTCTTGAAACATTTTGCCAAGCTTGATTTACTCCCAATCCTCCTATTAAGCTAGGAGCTTGTTCTTTTAAGGTAGCTAAATTTACAAATTGATTGTCATTTGTAGCTTTTATAGAGCTTGTAGGTAGTTTGGTAAAGTCTTTAGCTCCTGTAATGGTTTGATTAGTAGCTAAAGTAACATATTTGGCAATTTCTGTATTAAATTTATTTTCTAAAAGATATTTAGCAAACTCATCCCATACTTTTTTAAACTCTGCATCATATTTTTGCGTTAAAGCATCAATTTTAAGATTGAGTTCCACTTTAATAGCATCCACATAATCACGACTTGCCATGATTACACTAGGATCTAGTTTTAAAATAACTTCCTCTGCATTAGAAAGCTCCATGACAATTTTTATCATAAGCTCTTTAGCGCTGCCTTCTTTTAAGATAGGTTTATAAGTGCGTGGGACATTTCCTACTGCAAGCAAATCTCCTGCTTCATCATAAATGCCTACTGCATTAACTTCAAACCCGCCCACATCGCTTGGTACATGACACATTAAATTCACATAGTTTGGATTGCTTTCATCCACGCTTTTGCTACTAATATTAGCTTCATAAACAATCTCTTCTAAGCTTTGCATTTCTTCGCTGGGCAAAATAACTTTTGAACTTAATTTAAAGCTTTTTAAATTGATACCATTTCCACTTGCTCTTGCGGCAATAAATTTAGCAATGCCAATTTTTGTTAGTATGGTATAGTATTCACTTTTTGCCATTAATACACTCCTTTAAAATCAATATTAGTTCTTGTTATTTCACACATAAAAACACCCATTGCATTTAAACTTGGTTTCTGATTGTTTTCAATTTGCGTGGTTTGAAAAGGTAAGATTTCTATAGTTTCTCCACTTATTTCTACACTAGCATTAAAACTATCATTTTTACTTTCAATCTCTATTTCAATTGCTTCTAAAACGCTTCTAACATTTTTAAAATCATAAATTAGTCTTTCTAAAGTATTAAGCGTTCTTTCATCAAAGCTAACATTAGTTGTGCTTACTTTAACTTTAAAAAAATAAGGCTTTCCACCATAATTAAACCACTCTTTAACCACTGCAGTAGGAAATACGGCTCTTAAAGCTTCTTTTATAGCCCAAGTTGTGCCGTTGTATCTATCTAAAAGTAAGGCTTTAGATATAAGCTTTCTTGCTTCTTTTGTTTCTAAACCATCTATGCTTACATCATAAGCATTGGCTAAAATTGGCAATAATCTTTCATCGCAATTTAGAGCTAGATTTGTGATACTAGCTAAATTTAAATCTTCAAATCTAGCTTTTGCACTTAAATCAATGGCTTTGCTTTGTTTTGGATGGTGGTTTAGTATTAGTGTATTCATAGCACCGCCTTTTCATAACTAAGTGAAAAGCTAAGGGTTGCAAACTCATCATCAGCTATTATTATATTTTCTAAGGGCAAGTCTCTTAATTCTTGCTCTTCTTCATTTATGATTTTTTCTTTAATGCTTAAAATTTCGCTTTTATAAACTCCGTCTTGATGAAGACATTTGTAAATAAATCCTAGTGCTAAATCCACACTTAAATCAAAGTCCTTTTGCAAAGCATTAATCTTTTCACTTATTTCATTAGCACGGCTTAATTCTAAAAGTAAAAGTTTGGCATCTACGATAAACTCTCTTTTTTTAGCTAACTCAACGCTGACTTCATCAGTTAAAGGTCTTCGCTCATCTGCACTTAAATACTCTTTAACCACATCAACACTTAATTCATCTTCACTTTTAATGATAACTCTTACTTTTCCTGCTCCATTGTTTAAAGCTTTTATGGAAGCTACTTTTGCACTTGCGCTTAAAGCGTGATAGATATAGCCTTTTTCACTTCCTGCGGTTGAAAAGCGATGTACACTCATTACAGCCCTTTCTCTTAAGGCTTCATCACTTTCTTCACTGGTTCCACCTTTGAAAAATTCTAGTTGTTTAATCTTAGCCACAAAAGGCAGTGGGGTTTGTAAAAACTCAGTTTTACTTTCTTTGCTTTGAATAAATTCATCAAGTTCTAAAATACCTTGTGCTTTGTTTTGTCCTTTTTTGATTATTACTTCTTCTTTTAAAGTGGCAAGGTCTGCTTTTTCATTTGAAAAAATTGCACCTTTTGGGATGATGACATCATAAGTAAGTAAAGTATTTAATTCAAACTCTACTTTAGCTGTGGGCTTAACCCCTTTAAGCCTTTGTATCAAATAGCCATTAGCTACTACATTATCTAAATCACTTCCCTTTGCATAATGAAGATAAGTTGCTTTTATACTCTCATTAATTCTTGCTCTAATTATCATTTCTCTATAAGCTAAAGCTTCTAAAATGGCTTTAAAAGGGTCAGATTCTAAAAGCTCTACATTATCTTTTAAAAAGCTTTTAAAAAGTTCTTCATAGGCTTTTAAAAGTTTTTCATAATCAAGCTCTTCTATGATTTGTGGATAAGGAATGTCTTTTAAAAAGCTTTGTTTAAAATAGCTATCATTTGCACTTAAAAGCTCACTCATTTGCCTAGCTCCATGGTTAAATCCCCATAATTTTCAAAAAGCAAGGTAATGCTTAATTTATTGTCTTTACACTCATTAAGTCTCACACCTTTTAGCTTTACTCTTTTTTCCCACTTTGAAATAGCCTCTGCTGTATATCTAGTAAGCTTTATCTTAAAATCATCATCGATTTTTCTATCTATGAGTGTATAAAGTAAAGAACCATACTCTGGTCTCATTACTCTTGAGCCTAAAGGAGTGATTAAAATGTCTTTAATGCTTTCTTCGATGCTTACCATGTAATTCATTTTAAACCTTTGTAAAATTCAAAAATGTTTTCTAGTATTTGAGAAAATCCTAAAAACATAAAAGCTATAAAAAAGCCTATAAAAATGCTTTTAATAAAAAAGTTTAGGTTTAAAAAAGCATAAAATGCCCCCATGCAAAAGAGCATAAAAAAGACTAATGAAAATAAAAGCAAAAATAATTCTTTCATAGTTTTTCCTATCTTGGTGAAGCTGTGGCACCACAAGTACAAGAATGGGTATGATTTGTTAAATCACCTTTGCTATCGCTTATATTTCCACTAACTTGTAAATTGCCTATTAAGTTTAAATTTCCTTTTATGCTAAAAGTACCACTTGCCCCACCTTCGCCACTTGTAGAAATTGCTCCTGCAATTTGAGTATTACCATTTAAATTAATACTTGGAGCGTTAAGCGTTATGGTATTAGCGTTTGTAGTATGATTTTTAGTATTTAAGGTGTTGTTTTGGTTATGGGTGGTTTTATCTACACAAGTGATATTTATATCTTTAACCACATCAAGTTTTAAAGTGCTACTCTTAGAGTTGTATTCCAAATGCGTTCCATCTTCAAAATCTATATTAAAAGTATTTTCATCTGTGTTTTTTGCTCTATGTTTTTCTTGGTAAAGCCCACGCAAAATAACTCCACTATTTAAATCCCCACGCACAGGTATGACTAATACTTGCTCTCCTATTCTTAAAGGAGAAAAGCTCACTGCATAAGAATTAGCTAGACTTTGAAAAACACTTAAAAAATCCGTTACCATATCTCCAATAGCAACCTTAGCTTTACCTTCTTTAATGTCGCAAATGATGCCAAGTTCGTTCATTTTAAAACCTTTGAAATAATTAAATCACTATTATCACTAAGCCATTCACAAACTGCTTCATTGGTGCTTGCTAACTCAATAATAGAATCAATAGTTTTTTTACAAGTTTGTAAATTTAAAGCCTTAACATCTACTTTTTGTGGAGCTTTAATAGTCCAATAAGTTTTAGCGTATTTATTTAAAGCTTCTAAAGTATCAATATCAAGCTCATTTTTACTAGCGCTTTCTAAAAACCTCTCAAACTCACCAATCAATGCGTTTAAAAACATAGCTTCTTTATTTTCTAAATCTTTTTCATCTCTTAAAGCGGCTAATTTTAAACTCTCCCAATCAATACCCTTGCTAAAATCATCTTTTTTCATACAGTATATACCCTGTCTGCTAAGACCTGTTAAAACACATATATCTTTGATACTTTTTCCTTGTATGAAAAGACTTTTAGCAAGTTCTTTTTTGCTCATATTTTTCCTTTAGAATTATTGCTTGAAATTATATTTTTTTATTTTTTTAAAATCAGTCTATATATACTTTAAATAGGTGGTTTAAAAGCATTTTTTATCTTATGATTATGCGAAAAAATAAAGGCTTTTGATGCGTGATTTATTATTAGAGCTTAATACAAAACTCACAAATAAAAAAGTAAAAATTTCTCCTATTGGAATAGCCAAAGGACTTGATGGGAGAGTATTTAAGATAGATGGGGAAAAATTAATCAATAATATACAAAAAAATGGACTTGATATAGCGTTAAATCTTAATCATCAAGGAGGAGAAGCTTATGGCTGGTTTGATAGAAATTCATTAGAGTTAAGAGAAGATGGCATTTATGCAAGTCTTGAGTTAACGCCCAAAGGGAAAGAACTTGTTGAAAATAAGGCTTTTAGATATTTAAGCCCTGAATATTATGTGGATGATGATAAAAATGTTATTCATTTAGACGCCATGGGACTTGTAAATCAGCCCAATCTTTTAAACAGGGCTTTAAATAAAGCTAGGTCATTAATCAATAGCACCAAAAATTCAAAGTTAAGCACCCCACGAAGTGGGACAGAAGCTAAAAAAGGCAAGGTCGAGCATGGTCTTCAGGTGGGTGCAGGGAGTGAAACTCCCACTCGCAAGGATGACTTTAGTTCATCCGCGAAATTAAAAAAAGAAAGGAATACAATGAACGAAGAAGAATTAGAAGAATTACAAAAATTAGCCGAGCAAGTAGAAGAACAAGCTGAAAATGTAGAAGAATCCGTACAAGAGACAGAAGATTGTGTAGGCGAAGGTGAAAATCCAGACAGCGAGTTAGAAACTTTAAGACAAGAAAATGAAGAGTTAAAAGCACAAATTGCAGAACTTAAAGCAAAACTTGAAACTGCTTTAAACAAAAATGAAGAAACAGAGATTGAGCTTAATAAAAAACGCCTTGATTCTCTTTTGCAAAATGGACTCATTTTACCAAATCGCTATCAAAAAGCTCTTAATATGAAAGGCAGGGTTTTAGAAGATTATCTTGATGTTTGCAAAAAAGAAGCAAATATTGTTTTAGGTAAAAAAGAACTTAATTTTACAAACAAAAGAAAAGAACTTAATGCTTATGAGGCAAAAGTTTTTAAACAACTTGGAATCAAAGGAGGCAAATAATGGCTTTTACAGAATTAAGCACTGCTTACATGCAAGCAGTGAATAAGGGATTTTCAACCATTTTTAATAATGCTCTTGAAGATGGAAATAAAGATTATGAAAAATTTGCAATGGTAACCAATGCAAATTCTTTGGTTGTAGAATATCAATTTTTAGCATCTTTACCAAAAATGCGTGAATGGATAGGCGATCGTCAATTTAGCAAACTTAAGGGTCAAGGTTATACTATCACTAAAAAAGATTGGGAAAGTTCCATTGAAGTACCACGAGATGTAATAACTTACGATAATTTAGGAATAATAAGACCACAAATTGAAATGTTAGCTTACGAAGTACAAAATCATTATAATGATCTTATTTTTACACTTTTAGAGCAAAATCAAACTTGCTTTGATGGAAAAGCATTTTTTGCAAATGATCACGATATTGGTGGTGTGAGTTTTTCAAATCTTGGAGATAAAAAATTAAGTGCTGCAAGTCTTATGGAGGCTAGAAAAAACATGCGTGCACTGACTAATGAAAGCGGACGCACTTTAAATATCAATCCTGCTCTTTTGGTTGTACCATTAAGCTTGGAAGCAAAAGCACTCGAGATTGTAAATAGCGATTTAATCAATGGTTCAAGCAATGTTTTTAAAGGCGTTGTAGAAGTATTTACAAGTCCAAATTTAAGTGATCAAGACGCTTGGTATTTAATTGACAATACCAAACCAATCAAACCTTTAATTTTGCAAATCAACAAAGGAGCTGAGTTTGTTGCTAAAGATAATCCTACTGATGAAGCTGCTTTTATGCGTAAGACTTTCCAATATGGAATCGATAGCGAAGACAATGCAGGTTATGGACTGTGGCAATTAGCTTATAAATCAAGCGGAAAGGCAGAATAATGGACAATATAGTTTCAGCTAATAAACTTAGAAATCAAAATGCAATTTTAAATCCAAAAGAAAATGACGATCAAAAAGCTTTGTTTTTAAAGGAAAAACAAAAGACTTTAGAAGAAAATGAAGAAACTATAATAAATGAGTCTTTAAAAAACAAAGAAACAAAAAAAGGAAAACAAGATAAATGATAGCCTTGCTTTCTCCTCCTAAAATGCTAGCTCTTACTTTAAAAGAGTTAGCACTGATGAAAAGAGCACAACAAAACTTAGCAAATATCGATGAAATTACAAGAGAAGTAGTAGCTAAAGCAGCAAAAGATGCAGATGATATTTGCAAAAATAAAGATATTGCTGATTTTATTTGGGAGGATTTTGCATACATTCGCATAAAAATTTATCTTAAAATCGTCTTAGATGATGAAGATAAAATCCTTCTAGATAATGCTTTAAAACGAATTGAAAATGCACCTTTGATTGATAAAGAAGGAAATTTAAGCTCTTTAAGACTTAAAATTATGCAAAGAAAGGACAGGTTTTAGCTTTTTAAGGCAAGACTTTAAGGAATAAAAAAGGCGAGGTCGGGCGTGGCCTTCAGGTGGGTTAAGGGAGCGTAGCTCCTTATCGCAAGGATGAATTCATTTCATCTGCGAAGTTAAAAAGGACAGGTTTTGACTTTAGATAGTGTTAGCAAAGATTTATTAAAGCATTTTAATGCGATAGGCATAGCAAATTACGAAGATGTCAAACAAGGCGGACTTTATCTAATGCTTGAAAGCCTAACAAGTATTAATCATCATAAAGATAGTGTGAATTTTTCATTGATTTTTAGTTCTCATACTTTTAATAAAGATAAAGATTCTTTGATTAAAAAAATAGATGAATTAAGACTAAAACTTTTTGAATTTGATACAAGCAAAAAGCTTTTAAGCAGTATCGAAAGTGGTTTTATAAGCAGTTCTTTATTTGCTTATAGGCTTAAATTTAATATAGAAATTTTTTCAAAACCAGAAGGAGAAGAAGAAAATGAAAAATAACCCTTATTTTAAAGAAAGCGAATTTAAATGTAAATGCGGCAAATGTGAATTGCCTCAAAATGTACCAAGTGATGAGCTTATAGACATTCTTTGTGAAATCAGAGAACATTACAATGCTCCTATTATTATAAATAGTGGATATCGCTGCAAAGAGCATAATGCAGAGGTTGGTGGAGCCCCTAAAAGCCAACACGCTATAGGAAGTGCAGCAGACTTTGTGGTTAAAGGAGTTAAAACAGAAGAAGTTCATCAATATGTTTTAAACACCTATGGCGAAAGGAGCTTAGGAATTGCCATAAAGCATAATTTTAACGATCCTTATGCTGGGTTTGTACATTTAGACACTAGAGGCAAAAAAGCAAGATGGACTTATCCATAAGGAAAAGATTGTGTTTAGTTTTATTTTATCAAGGTTTTTAAGTCCTTCAAAAATAGCTTTTTTTGTTCTAATTGCTCTTTGTGGTTTTTTATATTTAAAAAACAATGCTTTAGCTTTAGAAAATGAAAATCTAAAACTTAAAGCTTTGCATTTTAGCAATGAAATCAATGTTTTTAAAGATAAATTAGCCCAGCAAAATAAAGCTATTGATAAATTAAAACTTCTTTTAAAGCCCAAAGAGACTTTAAAAGAAGTTTTAAAAGTGGATAAGGTTTTTATTAAAGATAAAAGCTGCCAGAGTGAACTTAAAGCTTATAAAGAATTATTTAATATTTTAGGAGCAAAAAAGTGAATGATAAAATGAGAATTTTCCTATTAATTATACCTTTTGTTTTTTTAAGCGCTTGTGCTTCTAAAGATATTTTGATTAAAACTGAAATCAAAGAAGTTAAAGTTCCTATTAAATGCCCTTTAAAACTTCCTTTAAAGCCTTTAGACAAAAAAGACTTAGAAAGTGCTAAAGAAATCTCTAAATATTACTTAGAAGTTGAAAATATAGCCAAGCTTTGCACAGGAGAGAAAGATGAAAGAAAATAATAAAATGATAAATCAAAAAAGCATTGCAAAAGATCTTCTTATAGCTCTTTTGTTTTCAACTTTTGCATTAGCTTTATTATATTTATTTGAAATTTTTACAAGGAACTAGCAATGAAATTAGAAGATATATTTGTATATATGGTTTTAATGATAGTAAGCTTTATAGCTGGACTTGTAGGAATTGTAACAAAAAATAAATTAAGCAAAGCTCTTAATTTAAAAGGTAAATTTACACTCTTTTTAAAAGGTATGCTAGGTTCTATGTTTGTAGCATATCTAGTTTTTGAAATTGTAAATTATCTTAATTTTGGCATAAAGCTTAGCGTTGCAGTGGGCGGTTTTGCAGCTTATATGGGGACAGATGCATTGCTTAAAATTGAGCAACTTGTAGAAAAGCTTATAAATAAAAAATTAGATAAATTGTAAGGCTTTATATTGACCCTTGTATTTTAAAAGGTTTTAAACGCAATTTAAAGCTTTTTAAAACTATATTTGAAAATAAAAAGAAAGCAAAAATGGATAAGTTAGAAATAAATGAAATTAAATCAAGGCTAAAGGCTTTAAAATTTAATCATAAAGAAGATAAAAATTTAAGAAGAGATAGGATTTTAAAACAAGGCTTTAAGGCTTTTGTTTTTGAATATTTTCCTCATCATATCAATTTTATCAAAAAAGAAAGCTCTAATTTTAGAAATTTTATCTATGATAATATTGATGAATTAGAAAAGAAAAATAATCATCTTTGTTTTAAAGCTTATCGTGGAAGTGCTAAAACAACGCTTTTAGTAAGACTTTTTACTCTTTACTCGCTTTTAAGTAATAAAAAGCAATATGCTTTAATTATATCTTCTACTTTAGACATTGCAAGTGAAAGTATAGCAAGTTTAAAAACAGAGCTTGAAGAAAATGCTAAATTAATTAATGATTTTGAAATAAAACTAGGCGATGAATGGACTAGTGAAGCCATAGTTTTTACAAGTTTTAAAATACATAAAAAAATTAAAGCTTTTGGTAGTGGTAAAAAGATAAGAGGAACGAATTATCTTGGCAAAAGACCTGATTTAATTATCTGTGATGATATAGAAAATGATGAAAATGTAGAAAGTAAAACGCAAAGGGATAAACTTTATAAATGGTTTAATAAAGCCATTTTAAAGTTAGTCGCAAGAACACAAGAAAATTATTTATACTTAGTCGTTGGAACTATTTTACATCAAGATAGTCTTTTAAATCGTTTAAATGATGATAAACGCTTTTTAATTTATGATTTTCCGCTTGTGCTAAGCTTTCCTGACAAACTTGATTTAATCGATAAAAACAATATTTTAAAAAGCGATTTAAAGGGTTTTAAATTAGATGATGAAAATTTAAACAAAATAGAAATTTTAAAAGAATATTTTGCTGATACTCAAAGTTTTTTTAGCGAATATCAAAACAAAGCATTAAGTACTGAAAATGCTATTTTTAGCGAGTATAAAATCATAGAAAAAGAACAAGATTTTGACCTTGTGGTTTTAGGGATTGACCCTGCACTTGGTAAGGCAAAAGGCGATTATTTTGCCATTGCTGAGCTTAAAAAAGTAGATAAAAATAAATTTCATTTAAAAGCAAGTGGCTATAAAATATCTCCTAGCAAGATGATAGATGTGATATTAAAGCTTTATATCAAATACTTAAGCTTAGGAAAAATAGTAAAAATAGCCATTGAAACAATAGCCTTTCAAGAGTTTTTCAAAGATAAGCTCAAAGAAGAGGCTTTAAAACTGGGAATTATTCTAAGTATTTGTGAGCTTAAAAATAAAGTCGCAAAAGAACTTCGCATCGATAGCTTAGCACCTTACATTAACGACGGCACGATTTTAATAGACAATAACTCAAATTTACTTATCGAAGAAATGCTAACCTATCCAAAAGCAGCACATGATGACTTGCTTGATGCAAGTGAGATGGCTTTTAGAATCGCTTGTAGTGCAGCAAATGCAGATTATAAAGCAATCAATAGAATACTTAGCAAAAGAAAGATTAAAAAAGGATTTTTATGAGAATATTAAATAAAACAGCAAGAAAAAGCGTAGCAAGTAGTGTTGATTTTGATAGCATAATCGCTGCTTTAAATAGTGAGAATTTTAGTGAACTTATAAGTATTTATGATTATTTTAAACGCTTTGATCCACAAATTGCCTCTGAAGTAATGAAAAGGCGTTTTAAAATGTGTTCTTTTCCTATGTTTATTACTTGTAAAGATGAGACTCAAAGAATATTTTTACAAAATTATATATCAAAAAGTGATTTTAGGAAATTCGTCTTTGAAATGAGTGCTGCAGTAGTTTATGGTTTTGCTGCTTTTTTACTTGAATGGAAGGTAAAAGATTTAAATGTTTTTCCAAAACTAAAATACATAAGTCCGAGATTTTTTTCGATGGATGATAAAGAAAGGCTATTTATTTATAACGAAAGTAAAAAACTTTTTGTGGATGAGTGTGATGATATATTTTTACACTTACATCCAAGCGATTCAGGTTCATTCATAGAACAATCCCTTTTTTATAATGTTGTAAGCATTGCAGTTTTAAAGCAACTTGCTATGAGTAAAAACATTTCTTATCTTGATAATTTAAGTGTGCCACCTATCATTGCAAAAACAACCAATGCAAACAGCGATAAAGAAATAGAAGAACTTTTAATGCAACTTAGCAATTTAAGAAGTGCAAGTGTGGGAATTTTTAACAAAGATGACATGGTCGAGCTTTTAAACTCAGGGCTTTCTACTTCTACTTTTACAGATTTTTTAAGGTATTGTGATGAAGCTATTTCAAAATTAATCAGCGGACAAGTTTTAGCAGGAAATGCAGTGCAAAATGGTACTCAAGCCTTAGGTAATGTACACGAAGAAGTGCGTCTTAATGTGGGTGAAATGGATACACTTTTTTTAAGCAAAAGCATACAAAAATTATTAGAGCAGATTTTAAAACTTAATTTTGCAAAGCCAGCTGAGTTTGAGTTTGTTTTTGATACAAACAAAGAAGTCGATGAGCAATACTTAGCAGGAGTTTATAGCACTATTTCTAGTATGGGTTATGAGATACCTGCTGAGTTTTTAGCAAAAACTTTTAGAATTGAAGGTTTAAAGAAAAAAGAAGTAAGCACTGAAAATTACGCATTTAACTCTTTAGTGTTAGAAAAAAATAATCGTCTTAGCAAGGATAAAATAGAATTAAACTCAAGTGCAGAAGATGAGATAAGTGATGAAATTTATGAAAAAATCAAAGCCTTTTGGGAAGAATGTCAAAGCTATGAAGAATTAGAAGAAAGAATTTTTAAAGAATACCCAAATATCAGTTTTGAAAAATTAAAAGAAAGTCTGGATAAAAAAATCGCTCTCGCTTCCATGCAAGCTCTTTTGGATACTGGAAATGAGTAATATTTTTAACAAAAGCGTAGATGAAGCTTATAGCTATTTAGAAAATAAAGGCTTAAAAATAAGCTTTAAATATCACGAAATTAAAAAACAAGCACACGATCGCGCTTTTAGTGCAGCAGGCATTATGAAAACAGATGTATTAAATGATTTGCACGAAGAATTAAAAAAAGCTATGAAAGAAGGAAGAAATTTTAATGAGTTTAAAAACAATTTAAAAGAGCTTTTAACAAGTAAAGGTTGGTATGGTAAAAAAGAAATAACAAACCCAAAAACAGGAGAAAAACGCACTATAAATATCAATGCAAATCGCTTAAAAACAATTTATCATACCAATATGCAAAGTGCTTACGCAAAAGCAAGAGCAAAGCAACTTAGCACTTATACTTATAAAACTTACTGGGTATATAAATGTGCACTTTTAGAAGATTCAAGAAGTGAGCATAAAAAAATGCACAATTGTGCCATACATAGAGATGATCCTTTTTGGAAAAGTTCCTTTCCGCCTAATGATTATAATTGCAAATGTAAAGTCATAGCAGTAAGCGAAAAAGAGGCTAGAACTAAATATAAAATTTTAGAAAATCCAAAAAGCATTGCTTCTAAAAACTTTGCTTATGATAAAAGAGAGAATTCACAGATGCCAAAAGAAACTAGAATAAGCTTAGATGAGAGCTTAGAAAATTTACCAAAAATACAAAATTATGAAAATTTAAGTGATAAAGAATTAATAGATAAGGTTTATGAAGCTTTTAATGTAAAAAAAGGAGATTTGCTTGTTGATAAAATAGGAGATGTAATAAGCTTAGATGATGATTTTTTTTATGATAAAAAGAAGCAGACTACTAAAATCAAAAAACAAAATAGGCATTTTTACTTAGACTACTTTCCAAAGCTTATTAATGACCCTGATGAGATTAGATTAAGTATGGATGCTGACCCTAGATTTAAAGGCTTTACTAAAAAAACTTATATTAAGTATTTTTATGATAATGGAGTAAAAGCTCTTGTGATGGTGCTAAATCAAAAAGGCAATCAAATCAATAATAAAACCATGTTTTTAAGTGAAGATAATAGCTATTTTAAAGAGATTTTAAATCAGGGGAAAACAATTTATAAAAAACAATAATCAATCAGCGACTAAGCCCTGAGCATGATGTTCCCGCGTCGCATCTGGGTTTTGGTTTAGATAAAATCTAGTCTATCCAAACATCGCTTAAAGCGACCAAAGGGCATAATGATTGACTTTTAGACATTATAAAAAATCTTATTTTAAAGTCTGCTTAAACAAAGTCCAAAGCATATCCTTAGTTTCTTCTTCCATTGCTCTGGCTACTCTTTTGTTTATATTTAAATTTTCATCGATGGGTAAAAAAGGTCTTGCTATTACATTTTTAGAGCCAAATTGATGCACACTTGCATACGCAAAGCCTTTATAGGTGGCATTAAGTGCTACAAAAGCTCTATCATTTTCCACTCCACTATGTAAAGAACTTTGCATAGAGCCTGTTGCAAAAAGCTTTTTAGTATGCATGATCTTTTGTGCTTTTCTTGAATTTAATGTACTTTGCTTTAAAGGTGCCCATTTTTTAGCATTAGAGTCTTGTTCTTTTTCTAGATTTTCTTTGCTTTCTTTATAAAGTGTTTCAGCAATTATTTCTTTTAAAATAATCTGCTTTTGTTCGTTTTCTAGATTTTCACATTTTTTTAAAAAATTCTCAAGACCCTTTAATTCAAAGCGCTTCATCAAAAAGTCCTTTTTGAGTTTCTTTTATATAGTATTTTGCCCAATTATCTACTTTGATAAGTTCAATAGACATAAAAGTGTATCCGCACTTAATACATCTTCTAAATCTTTCATTGGTGTCTGATTTTATAGTTTTTAAAACTTTAGTTTTATCATTCGCACATCTAGGACAGATCAAAATAAATCCTTTAAAAAAGCTTTTAAAGGATTATATCTATTTTTAATTATTTTATTTAGTTTTAGCAATCTTTTCTAAAACCACAAGCATTATAGTGCAGTCTTTTTTGCTAAGAGTTTGAAGTGAGTATATATCTTTTTTTAAAGTTTTTTTACAAAGTTTGTAAAAACTAAAAATAGGCATTTTTGTTTGTTTTAATAAAGCTTTTAAATAAAAAAATTGTTTATTAGAACTAGCTTTTTTAAGCATTAATCTGCCCTTAAAATCAGGTACGAAGTTTATATCATCTTTAATTTTACCATCAAAAATATCAAGCAAGATTTTAAGCTCATCTATGCTTAAATCTTTTGAGCTTAAAACCTCAAATCTTAAAGCTAAAAAATCTTGCCAAGCATTATTTTCTTTATAATATAAATACTCTTTGTGCATGTGTATTTTAGCTAGAAGTTGTTTTCTAAGCATTGCTTGT